TTAGGTAGAAGTGTTGACTTAATGAAAAAATTATCCGATTATTTAGGTTATTAAACCTAATTAAAAACAATTACAATGGACGAAAAATATTTTGTTGCGAAAGTACAGTATGACCTTCCTGATGAAAACTCAGGTAAAATCAAAAAAATGAGAGAAGAGAAGTTAGTTAAAGGATTTAACGTAACTGACGTAGAAGCTAAGGTGACAGAAAGATTTAAAGATTTCACATATGATTGGAGAATTACCGCATGTGTTGAAAGTAAAATTGATGAGGTATACGAGTAATTTCGCCTAAATAAACGAAAAAATACATTTTCGTTTATATCGACGAAAAAATTAAATCGGGTAAAAACCCGATTTTTTTTTGCTAAAAGTTAATAAAAAAACATTTTTTTAATTATTCGCATATTTATATGTAAAATAAACAAAGCTAAAAATAAAAAATGGCAGAAAAAAAATCTTTAGTTGAAGAGGCGATTTTACAAATGGAAAATTTGCAAGACGCTATTTCAAATAATGCAAAAGGAATACTTGCTTCTACTATGAAGGAAGAAATCAGTGAGTTAGTAAAAGAATCTTTATCTGATGAAGAAGAGGTTAAAGAATCTGAGACTGAAATGTCTGAACAAGAAGGCGAAGAAGATGTTCTTGATTTAGATGTTGATGTTGAAGGTGAAGATGAGGGTGTGGAAGGTCTTGAATTAGACTTGGATGCACTTTCTGATAATGAAGATGATGAAGAGTTGGAAATGGGTGATGAAGAAATGTTAATGACTGATTTACCTGGTGACGACTTAGAAGTTGATGATTCAGAAGAAATTCTATCTCCTCTTGATTTAACTACCGCATCTGACGAAGAAGTTTTAAAAGTTTTTAAAGCTATGGGTGAAGACGATGGAATTATCGTAAAACAAGACGATGATGAAATTCATTTATCCGATAACGAGTCAGATACTGAATACGTTATTCAATTAGGTGAATCAGAAGAAGGTCTCGAAGAAACAGAAGGTAAACACTTAGGTGAAGAAGATGAAATGACTGAAGGTAATTACATGGAAGAAGATGAAATGACTGAAGGTGATTACACTGAAGAAGAAGTCGTCTATGAAATCGAAATAGGTGAAGAAGAAGACACAGACTCAGAAATGAGTGAAGGTGGTAAGGAAGGAGACATTCCACCTGCGGACAGAAGAAAAAAAGGTCATTATGGAAAAGGACCTAAAAAAGATGAAACCGCAAAAGAAGAAGGAGAATTAGATTATGAAAAGGAAGAGGCTAAGGAGAGTTCTTCTATTTCTTATGTAAATGGTCGTGCGACTAACTTAAAACCTGCAAAGTTTCCTAAACCATTAAAGAGACCGGCACAAAGAAATGAGTCATTAGAAAGAGAAGTGGCACAGTTAAGAGAAAAAAATGAAGAGTACCGTAAGGCACTTAATATTTTTAAAGAAAAACTTAATGAAGTTGCGGTATTTAACTCAAACTTGGCTTACGCTACAAGATTGTTTACTGAACATTCAACAACAAAACAAGAAAAAATAAATATATTAAGACGTTTCGATAGTGTCGAAACTCTTAAGGAGTCTAAATCTCTTTATAAGACAATCAAAGAAGATTTTGACGGTAAAGAAAATACTATTATGACCGAATCGGTTACTTCTAAAGTACAAAAAACACCGTCAAAGGGTTCAGCGAATAATCTAATTGAGAGTAAGACTTATGAAAATCCACAATTTTTAAGAATGAAAGATTTGATGGATAAAATCAAAAAATAAAAATTAAACTAAAATAATACTAAAATGGGAGCATTATTAGAATCAGGTCTAGTTGGTAACATCGGTCTTAAGCACCTCAAAGTTATCAAGGAGGACACAATTAACAAGTGGGACAAGTTAGGGTTCCTCGACGGTCTTAAAGGACACATTAAAGAAAATATGGCGCAGTTGTATGAAAACCAAGCGTCTCATTTGATAAACGAAGCGGCTGCATCTGACAGTTCAGGTTCTTTTGAAACAGTTGTTTTTCCAATCGTAAGAAGAGTTTTCTCTAAATTGTTGGCTAACGACATCGTTTCAGTACAAGCTATGAACCTACCAATCGGTAAGTTGTTCTACTTTGTTCCAAAGATTCAGAACAGAAATAGTGATGGTACACACGTAGCACCATTTGGAGCACCAAACGGACCATCAACTGCAGATTCAAACTATGATACAGGTAAAAACTTGTATGACCGTTTCTATGAAGGTGAAACACCTAATTCAGACCCTGCAGGATTGTTCGATTATTCTAAGGGAGCGTTTACTGCATTAACAGATACTCTTCAGTATGTTGAGTGGTCTAACGGTGAGTTGGTTGCAGGTACTTTCCCTGGTGGAGAGTTAAGGTCAGTATTGTTCGCACTATCAGGTTTCTCAAGTGCTGGAGCAGGTAAATTAATTGGTCCTGACGGACAAGAAATGGATACAGAAGAGTTCTTATCATCATTAGAAATTGTTGACTCAAACAGTGAATACTTTAACTTTAGAGTTGTTACTCAAAAATACGGTAAAGGTATTGTTCAGTATGGTGAAACGGTTTCAGCACCATTCCCTGGTTCAGGACCTGGAGGTAAGTATGATGACATCTGTGACCAAACAGGAGTTATCTATTTAGAAATTGACTCAGCAACACCAGTAGGTATCGGAACTTCTTCATCTATAGATGGATACTCAGGTACTACATTTGGTACAGGTACTACATTTACCGCATCTTGGAGAAGATATGAAACTTTAGAATTCGAAGATGCTATCGGTGAAGTTTCATTTGACTTAGAGGCTGTTACTGTTTCTGTTACAGAAAGAAAGTTAAGAGCACAGTGGTCACCAGAACTCGCACAAGACGTCTCTGCATTCCACAACATTGACGCTGAAGCTGAATTGACAGCATTGTTGTCAGAACAGGTTGCAGCTGAGATTGACCGTGAGATTTTAAGAGACCTAAGAAAAGGTGCGGCTTGGACATTAAGATGGGATTACAATGGTTGGAAGAGAGTGAACAACGGTTCAGTTAACTATAACCAAAAGGATTGGAATCAAACGTTGATTACTGCAATCAATCAGATTTCAGCTCAAATCCATAAATCAACTTTAAGAGGAGGTGCTAACTGGATTGTTGTTTCTTCAGAAGTTTCTGCAGTATTTGACGATTTAGAATACTTCCACGTTTCAAACGCGGCTCCTGACCAGGACCAGTATAACATGGGTATCGAAAGAGTTGGTACATTGTCTGGTAGATATCAAGTTTACCGTGACCCATACTTCCCACCAAACACAATCTTGTTGGGACACAAGGGTTCATCACTCTTGGATACAGGTTACGTTTACGCACCATACGTACCTCTTCAGTTGACACCAACAATGTATAACCCATTCAACTTCACACCAATCAAGGGTATCATGACAAGATACGCTAAGAAGATGGTTAACAACCGTTTCTACGGTAAGATTGTTGTTGATGGAGTTAGAACATTCGACCTAAGAGAGTTAAGATAATATTTTATCTTAATAATATTAGAAAGGGAGACTTCGGTCTCCCTTTTTATTTTACCTTATTTCTATATGATTTACAAATTTTAGAATCCTCACCAAAATATTTACATCTTAGTTCTATGAGTTCTTTTCTGTGACCCTCAAATTTATCACTGTCATTTGATTTATGACCATTCATAATCGCACTAGTGATTTCAGACTCTAATTTACATATTTTACTGTGAATTTCACTCCGAGTCACCTTCAGTTTCTTTTTTATCTAGCGGTTTAGGAGTTGTAATAACACGTATTGCTTTAGATACTACCTCAGACTCCTCCATGTTAAAAATACCAAGTTTGTGTGCGTGACGTACTGAATGTACTAAACAAAATATCGCTTGGTCAGTACTCATATCGTCAATAAACTTATTTAATTCATGAGGTTCATTGTATTTTATTGTGCCGAATAGTTCATTTAAATTTTCTTGATTCATAGTAAATAATGATTTATGTAATATTTATTAAAAAGAAACCAAAAAGTCAATTATGAAAGAATATATTTTAACAGAAGATTTAATTAAGTGGATAAATAAGTTAAAAACTCAAAGGGGTGAGGGAGATATTATTGAGTCAACGATTAAAAAAATAGTTCTTAAAGAACAAATGTCTGAGGAATTAAAATATCACTTAGATAAGAAAATATCATTAACTGAAAATGTTTTTAGATATGGGAGTGATAAATATTTTCAAGTAATTAATGAGGCTAGAGAATTTCATAGAAAAGGTTATCAATTCGATGAATTTGATAAAGAACTTTTAGAATCTGATTTAGGTACGATTGTAAAAACAAAATCAGGTAAGGAAATTCCATTAGATATGCCGTTTGAATACGGTTCTATTAACGAAGCAGAATATAAAGGAAAAAAAGTGCAACTTAATAAGCCAAAGTCAGGAGGTTCAAAAAAATGGTATGTATATGTCCGTAATCCAAAAACAGGTAAAATCAAAAAGGTTAGTTATGGTTCTCCTGTTATGACAGCAAAGTGGAATGACCCTGAAGCTAGAAAGTCATTCGCGGCAAGACATCAATGCGAAAAAAAGAAAGATAAAACAAAGGCAGGTTATTGGGCGTGTAGGGCACATAAAGATTTTGGTAAAAACGTATCAGGTAGATTTTGGTAATTAACATATGAGGGGTGTTTTTTTAACGATATTTTTATTGTTATCGTCACTGAGTTTAAAATCTCAATGTGACTTAAAAATTATTGACGTTAATTTAAACACTTATGAAGTTACTGTTGTTGTGAATAACAGTGATAATTGTGGTAATATAGGATACCAAAATTCCGATTCTACAGTAAATATGATTCAGATAGGTGCTCATGTACCTGAATTTGAAAATAATTGGGATATAGGTGATTGTATGATGTCACAAAATATTCATTTGGGTTGGGTGTGGAGTCCTGTCGCAAATGCGTTACCTGGTAATTGGTCAGACGATTTCGGTTATGACTTTCCTCTTACCGCTGGTGATACAGTCACAATACAGTTAGACTATGAGTACCCAAATCCCGCACTACCAAATAATTGTTTTAGTGAATACATCGACTACTGGGTTTCACAAGGAGAGTGTATTGAATTTGTTATATGGCAAATAAATTATTCTAGTACGTGGTATCAACAAGATGGGGGTTGGGCTATTGGAAATGGAAATCCATCTTCAGTATATCCTGACCAAAACTGTGATAATGCGTGGAATACATGCAATGACGAAAATCCTAGTTACAGTTCATCTTCGCCAAATCCACCAATAGAATGTTTATATTCGGATGATGAAATAGGGTGTACAGATATGAACGCGATTAATTATAATGAAAATGCGGAATTTGATGATGGTAGTTGTGAATATAATTGTGTGGATACTATATTTGTTGAGTCTCCACCTGATACCATAGAAATATTTACACCTGCAGATACAATATATACATATATAATTCAGATAGATTCAATTTTTACATTTACCTACATATTTCAAATAGATACTTTTTACGTTGAATTACCTGGTGACACTATCATTATACAGTTTCCCGCCGATACTGTAACAATATTAGAAACTGAATATATTACTCAGTATGATACCACATATATTGAATTACCTCCTGACACTATAACTATAACTGAATTTATAACTGACACTATTACAATAACAGAAACTGAATATATTACTCAGTATGACACAACCTATATTGAATTACCTCCTGACACTATTATAATAACAGAAACTGAGTACATCATTGAATATGATACTACATATATTGAACTCCCTCCTGATACTGTTACACTGACGGAATTTATAACTGATACTTTATTTGTTGAATTACCACCTGATACTGTTACTCTCACTGAATTTATTACAGACACATTATATATTGAATTACCCTCTGATACTGTTATAGTCACTCAGGTAGACACTGTTATAGAAACTGAACTTATTTATATAACAGATACGTTATATCAAACATTATATGATACTATAGTTCAATATGAATTTATATTAGTGGACTGTGTTACAGGATTACCATGTGATGATTTCGGACTATTGAACTGTGAAGATAGTGATATATATATTCCAAACTCATTTACACCAAATAATGACGGCATAAATGATGTGTGGGAAGTCGTAATTAGTTCTGACTGTTGGTCTGATGTTGAAGTAAAAATATTTAACCGTTGGGGTGAAAATATATGGACAAGTAATGATATAAATAATTTAAGATGGAACGGTAGTTATAATGACGGTTTATATTATTCACAAATAGAAACGTATACATGGACTTTTACCGCTAGAAGATTAAACTCATATTTTATTGAAAAATTGGTAGGTCATGTTACTATTGTAAGATGATATACAAACAAACTAAGATTTCAGATAATAAGTTTGAAAGGACATTTTCTTCTGATGTTCCCGAAAGTGAATTAAAATGGCACAGGGATAAAGAAAATCGTATGGTTGAGATTTTAAATGATACTGATTGGTACTTTCAAATGGATAATGAGATACCTATACCCCTCAAAAAAGGAGTTAAAATAGAAATACCTAAGGAGGTATACCATAGAGTTATTAAAGGGACTGGTGACCTTAAAATCCTTATTGAAGAGTATT